AAACAAGTCATATTAAACCATGAAGTGATGCATGACATTACAAAAGGAGCAACTAATTTTCATCGAAGGGACATTCGTCCTAAATGGGCTAATCCACGTAAAAAGACCGTAGCCATAGGAAAACATGTGTTTTATAAACTATGAAAAAAGTAAACATCAAATCAGTAAAGCCAGTACAAGAGTTCGTCAAAGAGATCGAGGCATATGTCAAAGAGTCTAAGTTAGATTACTTGGATGCTGTCCTTCACTACTGTGAATTGAACTCACTCGAAATCGAAACGGTAGCAGCTATGATTCGTAGTTCAAGTAGGATTAAAGCAAAGATTCAGCAAGAAGCTGAGGACGCTAACTATCTTCCTAAGACAGGTAAACTTCCAGTATGACAGATGCTTTTGAAGCATACCAGAAATACTTAGCACTTAAACAACATTTCACGAGAGACGGGTACGATTATTTTAAGTATGGTGGCAAAGTGAGTGCCCGTCTCTCATCTTTTGAATCGAGAAAAGATAGGTTCTTTTTCTATAAGTTGGCCAAACGAAAGGATCTTGAGAACTTCCTTCTAGCCGACTTTATTGATAAGGATGTATCTTGGGTCAGAGATCTTTTAGGTAATGAGGCAGAGCAGACATATACTGGTTGGCTTAAGCGTCAACAGTCTTTAGGGTATATGTTCCAGAATGAACTGGATAAGCTAGGTGATGATCTAAATGACAATCTAATGGTAACTGATGGGCAACATCCTAACTTGCTCAGGCAGTTCTTAAGAAACGAGATCTCTATAGAGACGCTTGTTATCTTAAACGATATCTTAAAGTTCTTCAAGCATTGGAACGATAAGATCGAAGAGAGGATTATATGGAATGATGTATATCGTAAGTGTACAAAGTACCGACCTTTCCTTCGATTTGATCGTGAAGTATGTAAGAAAGCTTTACGAGAAAGGTTTACATAATTAATGGGATATGGTATAAATATACTGTACACTATGATGATGTGGACAAGAAATATACAAACACACACTGTAATACTAGGAGATATACATGGCATTTTCATTCGCAGACTATAATAAGACTCGTAAGAATCAGTTTGAGAAACTTGCTTCTCAACTCACCAAACAGAGTTCTAATTCAAAGGAAGATGATCGTTTCTGGAAGCCAGATGTAGACAAAGCTGGCAATGGATATGCGGTCATTCGTTTCCTTCCTCCCCATCCAAATGAAGACTATGCTTGGGTTCAGTACTTCGACCATGGTTTCCAGGGTCCAGGTGGTTGGTACATCGAAAAGTCTTTGACCACTCTTAATCAGAAAGATCCTGTGTCTGAGTACAACTCTCAGCTTTGGAACTCTGGTCTTGAAGAGAACAAAGATGTTGCCCGTAAGCAGAAGCGTCGTCTACATTATGTGTCTAACATCTATGTAGTCAAAGATCCTGCAAATCCTCAGAACGAAGGCAAGGTCTTTCTCTTTCAGTTTGGCAAGAAGATCTTCGATAAGATCAATGACTTGATGACTCCTCAGTTTCAGGACGAAGAGCCTATCAATCCATTCGACTTGGTCGAAGGCGCTAACTTCAAGATGAAGATTCGTCAGGTCGAAGGTTATCGTAACTATGATAAATCAGAGTTTGATTCAGTTGCGCCTTTGTTTACTGAAGAAGAGAAGTATGATGATGTGTTGAACAAGATTCAACCTTTGCAGACTTTCTTGGATCCTTCTCAGTTTAAGTCTTATGCTGAACTCAAGGCACGTCTACATCGTGTTCTTGGTTGGGATAAGAATGCCTTTGAAGAACAGGCACCAAAGACTGCCCGAGCTGAAGAGATGAAGTTTGAAGAACCCAAGAGTCTTAAGTCTACAGAATATGTGGACTCTGATACTTCAGATGACGATGATGGTCTTGACTTCTTTAAGAAGCTAGCTGAAGACTAAGCAGTTCCTGGCATACCCAGACCTTGTGCATACATTCGTTGCACTTGGTTTGGGTCTGGCTTAGACACTGGTTTTTTTCCTCCTGCATTTCCTCCAGTAGGCGATGCAGGAGGAACTACTACTGCCACTTGAGGAGTTGTAGCAGTCTCAGATTTTGGTTTAGCCCCTATTTGTTCTCCTACACCAGCAGGAGCTTCAGCGACTGCAGCTCCACCTAACTGATCTCCAGTGCCCTTTCCAGCTGCCAAGAGACCTGCGGTTTTTTGAGCTCTTTTTCCTACATCCCGTGAATATCCGCTCGGTCCTTTACTAGGATCAGATGCGTCTTTATATAATAATTCAGCTGCGGCTCTAGCAAAATCGCCTTCCTTTAAAGCGCGCGCGGCAGCTTTAAACTTTATATACCATCCTGGACCCATATTATACGTCAAATCTATCATAGCAGCTTTACCAGATTCATTAGCCATATTCCAACCAGGCGCCTTTTCAGCCATTTTCACGTGTTTTGCAAAATCTTGTTCAAATAATGCATCCATTTCTTCTTCACTTAAAGTTTTACCTGCATAAATACCAGGACCAGTTGTTCCATCTCCTATCAAATGACCATAACCAACGGTCCATAAATCTTTACTATCTTGATACGGTTGACCTGGTTTACCAGGTATTCCCTTACCTTCATATCCTTTAATCATTTTTTTAATGTCATCCATCCCTGAAATAGGCGTAACTTTACCTCCTATTTCAGGTTGTGCTACTTGACCGGTACCACCAGTTGCACCAGTTGGAGGATGTTCTTTGTCATATTGTGTTTGTCGTTCCGCTTGCGCTTTATCAAAAGTATCTGATATAGTAGTCTTTTCTCGAGCAACCTGCCGCTCATTTAATGCTGTTTTTTCTTCTTCTAATTTTCCCTTTTCAACCTTTAATGTACCTAATTTGGCTTCTATGGTTTTGATGTAATCATCTGGCAAAAATCGTTTAATTATTGGAAGAAATGTAGTAATGGCATCCGTCATTAATTCATTGAGCTTCGTTAAAGCTGCATTCATTAATCTTTTGGGAAAATCCATTATAGCTTCAATTTTATCACCTATAAAAATAATCAATGTATCTAGCGCTGCTCCTACATCCACTTTAAAAAATTTAACTATAGGATCGACTACATATTCTTTGATAACTCCAGAAATAGAGTTGATTATACCTTTAAATGAATCTATTATTTTTTGAGGAAGAGCTTTAATAGCTTTTTTAGAATCCCTAAAAAATTTCATTATATTAGGAAGAAAAGCAAAAATACTAAAAAGAAGTCCTGCTAGTAATTTTTTTATTAGTCCTTCAGATTTTTTATCTTCTTTTTTAGGTTTTGCGTCTTCTTTAGTTGCGTCTTCTATTACTTCCTTTTCTATATCTGCCGCTTCAGAACTCTGTTCCTTTTTAAATAATAATGATTCATACCCTTCTACAGTTTTACGAAGAATACTTATTTGGTTAGATATTGCTTGAAGTATATTAGTATCTACTGATGAAGCTTCTTCAGATTTTTTAATAACTTCAGAGGAATCAGATTCTCTAGAGATATCAGTGTTATTAGCGGATTGCGGTGTTGCATCAGACTCCGATGGACTTTCAGTCTCTTCGTATTCATTCGGCTCATCCCTATCGCCAGATGTAGTTCCTGCTTTACCAACTCTTCTAGCAATTGTTGCAACACCCTTTCTAGCAGCTTTGCCTATAGCATTGATTGCTTTTCCAGCTCCTCTAGCTGCGACTGCAACGCCTTTTCCTATTGCTTTAGCTCCTGCAACAGCTCCTTTTACTGCAACTCGTGCTGTAGCTGCTATTCCTGTAGCAACTCCACGAAGTGCAACGGCTCCTATTCTAGCAACTCCAAGTATAGCGGGTAACATAAAATTATTCCTTATGCGCTTCTATAAAATAGTTGATTTGCCATATCACCTAAAAACGGAGTGGGATCAGGAACATCGTTAATATCATGAGGTCCTTGTCCTGGTAGCATTCTAACTTTTTGCCCAGTTGATGGTATAGATACTACTGGAGGAGCAGAACTTTTTGGTTTAGCAGGAGGATTTTCATTAAGCTTTGAATTTGTATCTAAAGTGTTTCCTTTATCGGCAGTTGTTTGATTTAGTTCAGGAGTACCTCCTCCTGTTTGAGCTCCTCCTTCGCCTGAAGTTGTTGCACCTCCTCCTGTTTGACCTCCAGAAGATACCGTAGGTTCAGGAGTACCTCCGCTAGATGCTGCATCTGATTGTCCTTCTCCGCCTTTAACAGGAGTTCCTCCGTTATCTCCTTTAACTGGCCTGGAACTTCCTCCAGTTTTTTCTATAAGAGTTCCAGATTCCTTTGATTTATTTGCGTCAAAAAATTGATCTAC